TCTCTTCCTTCGTCTTCGCGGTCGGCTTCGCGGCTTCCGAGAGCGACCGGCCGTACTTCAGCGCCGCCTCGGACGCCTCGCCGAACAGTTCCGAGACGGCCTCCGCGGAATTGCCGATCTTGATCAGGTGTTGGATCCCGGTCTTCTGTTCCTCGGTCAGTTCCTTCGCGGCCTTCTTCGCCTGCGTCGCCGCGTCGGCGAACGTGAACGCGACCGCCGGCCCGTGCTTGATCGCGTTCTGGACCCACGTCGCGAACCCGCTCGCGCTCGAGGTCATCTCCTTCGCCGCGCTGATCGTGTGCCCGATGATCGTCCCGGTCGCGATGACGACGCTGTTCGACAGCGAGCTCCAGGCGTCCTGCGCCGCCTCGAGACTGTCGATCGTGTCGTTCGACATCTTCGACGCGCCGTCAGAGACCTCCCGGAAGCCTTCCTTGATCGCCGGCAGGAGTTCGGCGCCGCTCTTCCCGAACAACTCGACCGCACGCCGCGACTGCTCCATTGGATCCGGGATCTTTTTGATCTCGTCCGTGATCGCGAGGAACGCGTCCTCCGGTTTCATCCCGCGTATGTCGGAGAACTTGAGACCGAGCTTCTCGAGCGCCTTGACCGTGCCCTTGTCGCCCTCCACGAGGAGGCCGTTCATCTTCGTGATCGCTTTGCCGACGGCCTCGATCGACGATCCCCCCTGCTCGGCCGCGAACTTGAACCCCTGCGCCGCCTCGGCGGACACGCCGAGCTTGAGCGCCATGTCGTGGATCTGGCTCGCCGCGTCGAACACGTGTTTCCCGAACGACACGACCGCCCCGACCGAGAACGTCACCCCGACGAGCCCGGCCGCTCCCTTGACGGTATCGGCCCAGCCCTTCGTCCGGTCCGTGGCGGTCTTCGTCTCGTTCGCCGTCGCGGCGACGTTCTTCCGCACGGCCTCGAACTCGGCGGAGGTCAGGTTCTTCGCCGTGATCCGAATCTGTATTTCGCGGTCGTCGGCCATCTATCCTCGGTCTCGCGCTTTCACTTCCTCGTGCCAGGCTTCCCGCTCGACGTCCGGGTCGCCCTTCGTCGACTTCTCCCGGAGGAGCCCGTTCTCGATCGACCGCACGACGTCGAGCGTCGCCATCATCCGCGCGTCCTGCGCCCCGATCGACCCCTCACCAGGCAGTCGGACCAGCGACCACCAGAGCCCGCCGAGTCCGTTGCTCACGACCTCGTGCGTCCACTCGAACCACTCGAACGCCTCGAGCACCTCGCCTGTCAACACGCGGACCGGACAGGTCGTCAGTGCAAGGTCGCCGTCGATCCAGACGAGATCGCCGCGGTCGACGCCGTCGCAGCTTCGCTGCCGGCAGAGCCCTCGCTCTTGACACTTTCGACAGGAGGCTCCGGTCTCGCTCCATTGGCTTCCGGGTCGCGCTCGAGCGAGGAATCGCCGGAACCGAGCCGCGACCTCCAGACGTTTTTTAGGGCGTCGCTCGCCGTGTTTTGCAGGTAGACCTCGGCGAGCACGTTCCGCAAGACGGCCTGCCTGGCGCCGAAGAACTCGACGAGCTCTGCGCCCGTCGTGAGCCAGCGCGGAACCCCGTTCTCCGTGATCTCGATCTCGCCCTCTTCGACCGTGACGTAGTCCGTGAGCGCCCGCTTGACGAACGATTCCGCGAAGTCCTCCGCGGCCGCGTCCGCCTTCTCGTAGGTCGCGCGGTCCTCCGGCGTCATCTCGGCGAGCCGGCGTCGCATGATCTCGTCGTCCGGGATGACGAAGGTCTTCCCGTCGTCGCCGACCTGCTCCTCGTCGCCATGGTGCCGGATGAGGAGTGGCCGCTTGTGGGCTTCGCTGTTGATCTGATCGAACTCGCGCTTAAAGAGCTTGAACTGCTCGAGCGTGAACCGCGCCACACGGACCCGCACGAGCGCCTGCTCGATGAGCACGAGCGCAGGGTGATAGGGGAGAATGGAGAGCTTCGCAGACACACGGACCTCCTGGTTTTCGGTGGACGACCGCACGCACCAGGAAGCGCCCGAGGAGGGCGCCGGCCTTCGTTCTCATGGAGAGTACGAGGAGGCCGGCGACGAGCGCCGAGAGACCCGAGAACCTTCTACGCCAAACAGAGACGGAACTCGTCGTTCAGGCCGATCGCCGATTCGAGCGCGATCCCCTTGAACGGCCAGTTCACCTCTTCGTCGGGATCGTCCGTGTCCGGTACCTTGAACTCGACGTTCGGACAATGGACGTACACGATATTGCCTTCCGTAAAGCCCGTCTGCTGCCCGAGCTGCACGTTCGTCCCGGCGATCGTCAGGTCGTACAACTGCGTTTGATCTTCCGCTCGCATGTCGAGCGCGACCGTGCAATCGCGGCGCCCGACGCGGAACCCTTCCTCCGCGGCAGAGAACCCGTAACTCTCATTACGGAGCTTCGTCGCGTTCGACATCTCGATCGCGAGCTTCAGGAACTTTGGGGCGAGCGCCGTCGCGCCGATCGCGATCTCGCCGACCGTCCCGTTCGCCGGGTTGCCGCCGACGGTCGTGAACGAGCCCGGCTGCGCCGCCGCCGTCCCGAGCCGCTGACCCGGTCCGCTCGCCGTGAACCGAGGCTCTTCGTTCGCGTCCGCCATGAACGCGAACTTCTCGACCATCGCCATATTCACGACGCGCGAGAGCCCGGCCGTGAGGTCCGTCTTCTTCAGGTAGTGGGCGATCGCGAGCGTCGCCGTCAGGACCGTCGTCGGGTAGTAGACGAGGCAGGACTTGACCGCGGCGCCGTTGCTCGGTTGCTGGCTGACCGGGAGCGGAGGCGTCCACGTGACGACCGCGCCGGCGACCGTGTCGACCACCCGGACGCGCTTCTTCCCGTCCGGACAGGTGATGAGGAGCGCGCTCTGATCGGCGACCAGGCCGGCGCCGCTCGTCAGCGTGCAGCCGTTCACCGTTCCGCCAGACGCGACCGTCGTCGACAGGATGACGTTACTCTTCGCGCCGAAGGCCGCCTCGAAGATTTCGCTCGCTTCCGGGAGCGTGTTGATCGTGCCGCTCGGACGGATCAGGCACTCGAGGTTCCACGCCGCGATTTCGCGACTGTCGAACCGGACGTTCCGGCCGGGGCCGATCGTCTTCTCCGGAGAATGCCGCCGCTGCTTCGGGTCGTAGGTGATCCCGAAGTTGATATGCCGCACGGCGTCAGCCGAGGCGAAGGACGGGATCGTGCCCTGCGTGCTTTCCGCGACGACGTAGAGCTGACCCTGACGACCAATCTGAAGCGCCATGCGCGTTACTCCTCAGCGACAGCCGGCGCCGTCCGGCGCGCTGTCTTCGGCGAATCCTTCACGACCGGCGCGAACCCCGCGACGTGCTTCCCGAGCGCCTCACGCAGCGTGAACCCCGGCGCGATCTCGAGCGCGAGGTCGACCGTCTGGCCGGCGACGATCGGGAACCCCTTCGTCGTCGTCCGGACCATCACCTCGGCGAGTTGACAGACAGCCGGTTCCTTCATCTCTGCCCCTATCCGTTCGGCGCCCCGTAGGTCCGGATCACCCGGACCCGCACGTCGATCACCGCGACCACCTGTGAGCCCGAGAGGTTCTCGTCTTCGAACTTCGAATGCCCCGCGACCCACGTGAACGACGCCAGCCCGTTCCGGTTCGGGTCGAGCGCGATCGCCCGCTCGACATCCGCGACCCCCTTGTAGAACGTCTGGATCCCGCGCTCGTCGACCGTGACGTCCGACTCATGCACCCAGATCACCCGATACCGAAGCGTGATCCGCACCCCCATCGGGGCTTCGAAGACTTCCATTTCGTGCGGTTGCGTCTGGATGATGACGAACGGCCGCGTCCCTCCTGGCGCGATGAGCGCGTCGACGTCCGTATTCGGATCCAACTTCACGGCCGCGCTCGAGACCGTGTAGTGGTAGTTGCTCCCGGCCGTGATCGTCTGCAAGGCGTCTTGCAAGTTGATCAGGATCCGGTATTCAATCGGGTCAGCCGGAGGCATCGCCCCCGCCTACCGCACCCGAGGCGAACTTCATCTCCGAGTCAAACCGCTCGACGAAGACCTGCTGCGCCCGTTGCAGGCCTCCCGGTCGGAACTTCGCGAACACGTGCCCGAGCGACGGCCCGAAGAGCTCCACGATCGGCAACTGCGACCGCATCGGCCGCGGCCCGCGCCGACCAGGTCCGGGCTTGCGCGTGAAGACCCCCTGGTGCCCGCTACCCATCGTCGCGAGGAATGACCCCTTGATCACCTTCCGGCCGCCGAGGTTGTAACTGACGCCGCGCTGTGTCTGCTTCGCGCCGAACTTGATCAGCGGGATCCGCTTGAGCGACGTCCCGAGCGTCGCCGTCGGGTTCGAGAGCGTCGCTTCCTTCATCCGCATCGCCTCGCGGACGTCGCCCGACTTCAGGCCGGTATCCTTCGCGATGTTCTGCACCATGAAGGTCCGGCCCGAGTTGATCCCGCGGTTGAGCGCCCGGACCAGCGCGCGAGAGACCTCTTGCGGCTTCTCCTTGAAGTCGACCTCGAGCGCCTCGTCGCCGCTGAGAACGATCTCCATTACTGCACCAGGACCGCCGGCCAGAACCCCGGCCGCACGTCCTCGAGATACCCGTCGACCTTCCAGTTCACTGGCGTCCCGCCCGTGCTCTCCGCGGCCTGCACCGTCGTCCCGAGCGGCAATGTCGGCACGTCCACCCGCGGCAGGAAGAACGCCCGCTTCGGTTCCCGCCGGTTGAGGGTCGGCCCGTACGGCGTCGTCGCCTCGAGCGGCGAGCCCCAGATCCCGGTCGTGTTGATTGGGGTGTTGTTCGGAGCCGGCCGCGTCACAATCGCCGCGACCCCATGCGCGCCGAGGTTCAGGTCGAGCACCAGCGCACGCAGGGGCCACAGGTTCATGTCAGCGCCTCGCCCGAGGGCGTTACAGATGAATCGTGTACGCTTCCGACGACGCCGTGACGTTCGTCAGCCGGAGCGTGAGCGTCTTCGAGTTGTTCTGGCCGATGACCTGCGACGCCGCGATCTGCGCCGCGTCGTAGGTACCACCCGAGCCGGCGAGGATCGTCAGGACTTCAGCCCCGTCCGCGCCGTTCACGATCAGACAGCGCACGATGTCGCCGACCTTCGCGCCGGGAATCGCCGCAACCAGGAGCGCCGCCGTCGGGAGCGTGTCGCTCCGCGCCGCCCCGTTCGGATCGCGGACGATGATCCCGCCGAGGATCTGCGCCGCCGAATAGGTCACTCCGCCCGCGGTCGTGATCGAGGTCGGCGCCGGGAGTTGCTCGCCCTGGATCGGCCCGATCGCGCCGTCGAGCCGCACCTTCCCGGTCGCCGACGGGTTCGCCGCCGACGCGACCGCGACACCGATCCGGCGGAAGCCCGCCGTCACGACGTTGTCAGCCCGCGCGTTCGCGTTGTCCCAATAGATCGGCTCGCCGGCGACCCACGCCTGCGCGCTCGTCTTCGCGATGGACGCGACGCCGAGGACGCCACCGACGAACGCGAACGTCGCCGAGACCGTCGCCGTTGCGATCGAGAAGATCCGGCCGATGAGGACACCGACGCCGCTCGTGACGCCCCCCGCGGGAGCGGTCAGGTCGAGATTTTCTCCGGGCTGTACGTAATTCTTCATGTCGCCTCTGAGCCGATCCGAACGTTTACGTTGCGACCGGCAGGTACGGCGCGATCTTCATCTTGACCGTCGGGCTCGGGTTGGCCGCGGCCTCGACCGCGACGCCGACCTGCTGCTGCCCGCCGGAGGTCTTGTTCACGACCTTGTTGCCCGCATCCCAGAACAGCCGATCGCCGACCGAGATCGCGAGCGCCGAGGTCTTCGCGATCGTCACGATGCCCTCGACTTGGAAGTCCGCCGCGACGCCGTTCGTCGCTTGCCGCACGGCGACGCCGAAGAGCGCCGCCCCGAAGAGGAACCCGGTCCCGCTCGCGACGTCGGCGCTCGGCGTGAGCGAAATAACCGGGCCGTTCTGGATGAACGTCTTCATTTGACTCTCTCCCTGTGTTCAAACCTCGCCGCCGCTTACGCGCCGGGGTTCTTCCAGAGTCCGCGGAAGTCGACGACCTTCGCCGCGATGTCGTGGCTGATCTTGATCTCGACGCCGTCGACATCGAAGCCGATCCGGCTGTCGACCCGAGGCCCGCTCTCGCCCTCGAGCGTCGCGAGCACGATGATGTCGATCTGATCCGGCGACGCCGCCAGATACCAGGAGACCGTGCTCGACACGTCGAGGCGCGGCTCGGCGACGACCGTCAGCTTCCCGCCGAACGGGTTCACGCTGCTCGACGCGCTCGCGAGGAGCGCCGTGCTCACGAACTGATCCGCGAGCGTCTCCTTCGTCGCCGGGACGATGAGCGTCTTCGGCTCGAGGTTCATCAACGTGACGCCATCGATCCCGGTCTGCCGGCGCATCGCCGTGCGGCCGGCACCGATCGAGGCGACCGCGATCGCGTCCGATGAGCCGGACAGGTTCGCGTGCGTCGCATGAAACAGCGTCACGCCGTCGCCCATCGCCGCGTTTGCCGTGATCTCGGCCCAGACCAGATCGCTTTCCTTGTTCCGCGCCTGGCGGCCGAACGCCATCGGGACGCGCGAGAAGGCGTCGGTGTCGTCGTTCACGAGCGCCTGGCGCGTGATCGAGAACTTCCGGCCGTAGGTCTTGAGCTGGATCTCTTCCTTCGACTCGCCGATCGTCCCGTCCGTGTACTCGCCGTGCTCGCCGACCTCCAGGAGCGCGGGCGCCTCGCCGAGTTGCAGGAGACGCGCCTTCTTGAAGTCCGCGAGGGTCATCATGCGGACGATCGGACTGAACGTCTGCGGCGCCTCCTGGTAGGCCTGCCGGAGGAGCTTGTTCGGCAGATCCGCGAGGAGGTTCGCGAAGTCGCTGTTCGTGTGATAGCCGCCGCGCAGACCGAGCGCGATGCCGGCGACGTCGATCTTCGAGAGGCCGGTCACGCGGATCCCACGCTGCGAGAGATACGCCTTCGCGACGTCGAGCAGGGTCATGCCGCGATACTGGCGACCTTCCTCGGTCAACTGGAAGCCGCGAGCGGCGAGCTTGCCGGAGGCCGGGACGTAGGGATGCATCCGATGGAGGAGCGCGTTCTCGATCCCGGCGCGGACATGCACGAGCGGGTCGGCCCCGAACTGCACGTCACGGATCCCGTCACCGCCAGGCGCCGGCCCCCTGTCCTGTGCGCCGCGCCCCTGGAGCTCCCTCAGCGCCAGCCCGCGCGCCTCGAGCAGAGGCACCTTGTCGGCGATCATCTTCCGCACCCAGGACTGCGGCATTCGCGCGCCGAGCGCCGCATCCATGATCCCCTGCACGCGTTCGGTCTCGGCCGCGACGGCGAGATCGGTCTCGGTCGGCTCGGCGGGCGTGTCCCTGACGACCGGCGCCGTCACGAGCGGATGCTGTTCCGCAATGGTTTCGGACCTGGTTTCGTCGGACATGTTCGTGCTCTCCTGCGTGACAATGACGCAACTGTTGGTATTGGATTTGTCGCCGCCGCGAACGCGAGCGCCGGCGTCCGCCGGCATCGTGACCATTGAGACTTCGAACGGCTCCCACTCGACCGCGGTCCGCACCGCGAGACGGTTACCGCTCGGCTTCTCTTCTTCGAACTTGTAAACCCGATAGCCGATCGAGACGTTGCGGATGATCCCGTCGCGGACGTCCTGCCAGATCGGCTCGACCTCGACGCGCTTCGAGAACCGCACCGTCGCGCGGGCTTCCTTCGCCGTCAGGCGCACACTGTCCGGCTCGACGACGCCGATCTGATCCGAGAGGCTCCAGGCCGAGTGCGAGTCGAGGAGCGGCGCTCCCCCGCTGTTCAGGCGATCGAGCTTCATGTGCTCGGCCTTCAGCGAGAGCTTTTCGAGGTACCGCTGTCCGGTCGACCAGTCGAACCGCTCGACCGCCGCGCCCGTGGAAAAAATGAGCTCGACCGTCCGGTTCTCGTCGTTGATAGTCGCGACATCCGCGCGCACGCAGAGCGGAACGACGTCGACGGTCTGAGACTTCACAGGTTCATGGTCGGACCTGTGCCGGACGGTGTGAACCCGCGAAGTTGACGGCCCGCCGAGATGACGGGGTGTCTAGGCTTGACGGCGGAGGAAGGCCGGCGCGCTCGGCGAGCGGAGCCAGCCCTTACGATGGAGGGCGATGAGATGATCTTGAATCGTGGACTTATGGACCCGGAGCCGCCGCGCGAGATAACTCGACGAGCAAGGCTCTCCCGTCACGGCGTTGTAGTCGCGGATCGCCTCGAGCACGATCCGCTGCTTCGTCGGGAGCAGATGCGCCGGCACGATCTCCGGGTCGCCGCCGGAGGCGCGGAGGAGATCCATCAGTCCTCGAGCGACCGGAGCGCCGCCATCCACCCGCGCTGAAAACATTCTTTGCAGATCGGGGCGTCCTTCGGCCGCGGGTCTTTCTCGTTCAGGTCTTTCCCGACTAGGTTCAGACCCACCTTGATCCGCCGGCGGATCTCGTGGAGTCGTTCCTCGGCGTCCGGGACGACGACCTTCTTCGCGGTCTTCGCCTCACGGTTCTGCACGGTCAGATCCCGCTCTGCGTTATCAATTGCTGTCGCTGCCATCACTTGTCGGCTCCTTTGTCGCCGTCGGCTGCGTCGACGCGCCGAGCGGGGTCTCTGCGGCGGTCTTCGGCGGCGCCCCGGTCGGCGGATAGACCGTGCCACTCGGCCGCGCCTGCGTCAGTCCGGCCTGGCTCGTCTTCCGCGGGTCGCTGTCGAGCACGATCCCGAGCTCGTCGAACTTCTCGTTATCAGAGACCATCTCGGCGAGGACTTCCTCGGGGTCATATCCCCGCTCACGCACCGACTCCGACCACGTCTGCGCGCCGCCGCGGATGTTCCGCTGAAACGCGAGGCCTTCCTTCTCCGGGTCGATGTAGGGCACGGGTGGAGGCGTCCACGTCGCGCCTGGCGCCTCACCCCTGACGAGCGACATCAGCGCGGCCGCTTCCATCGCCCAGCGCCACACCGGGTCGCAGAACTGCGGGATCAGCGTCCGCCAGCGCCAGTCATCGACCCGCGCGTGATGGGCCATCCGGGACATGCGCGCCGCCGAGAAGGGGAGTTCCCGGTAGTCGCCTGTAAAGTCTTCATACGTGACACCGATCCCCGCCGCGATCGTCCGCAGCGTGACCGCCGAATAGTCAGCGAACTCGTTCACGCTCGGCGGTTGCACGACCTCGATCGTCCGCCCAGCCGGGACGTTCAAGATCATCCCCGGCTCGAGGCTGTCGATCTGCGGCGAGGCCTCCGTATCCGCGACCGTCCCGAGCGGCGCCGCTGAGCTGTCCGCGTCGCTGGTCAGGACCGCGAGACACGCCGCGATCTTCTGCTTCATCAGTTGCGCGTCGTCGTATTCGTCGTAGTCCTTCAGTTTCAGAATGATGGGCGCCAGCCACGACGCCGCACGCACCTGACCGACCCGGTCCTGGTGAAACACGTGCAGGATGTTCTCGGCCGGCACCCGGACCGAGTTCCCGCCGAGACTCCCCGACGCGAACATCGAGAGCGACGATCCCGGATGCTCCCGGAAGAGCCAATAGGCGACCCGCCGCCCGAGCGCGTCGAACTCGACCCCGTGCGTGATGCGCCCGCCGTTCTCGAGCTTGATCCCCGTCCGCGACGTGTCGATGTAGTCCGCCTCGAGGAGTTGCAACTGCATCGGGAGCGGGAGCCCGTCCTCCGGCAATCGCCAGCGACGACGCACCAGGAGCTCGCCCGACTCGACGAGCGCCCGCATGACGAGCTTTTGCAAGCCGTAAATGTCATGACGCCCGTCGGCGTCGCACGCCGTCGTGAGCGCCCAGGCTTTCCAGGCCTCGACCGCGGCGCGGTTCGGCGTCGAGGGCTTCGCCACGATCCCCCACCCGACCGTCTGGTTCGCGATCGTCCCGACCGCCCGGCTCGCGTGCGGGTTGTTCCGCACCAGATCCCGCGCATGGTCCCGGAGCGACGCGAGGCTCGACCCCATCACGGCATTCGCATCGCCTGACGTCCGACGCCACTGCGTCCGGCGTCCCGTCGAGGCCGCTTCGTAGTGCCGCGCGAGCAGATCCGTCGCGACCCGCGCCCGCATCCGTTGCAGCCCGCGGCGCGGCGACAGATAGCCGATGGCGCGATCAAGCCAACTGTTCATGGTGGTCTCTGGAGCGAGCCGGCTCGCCTCGATGATCGAATGCCCATTGTGTGCCGCAACAAGAACACGCCGCCATGCCGACATCGAATGGGATCTGCTCTCCTTCAAACCGAGCCGCTCTTCTCTTTTCCCTACAACAGAACGGCATTGGAACGAGTCCTTTTATCGCCTTCTGGGCCTTTCGCAGTTGCCCCGTATTAAACGGGCTGATAGTCGTGTGCGGCTCGCAGTCAACGACTGCCCAACACATCGGCTGACCAGATGTAGATTGGTAGACGTCCCACACGACGCGCTGCACATGGACGACACACTCCCGGCTCTTACATCCAGCCCCTTGTATACCCTCGAGTAGGAACCGAACACGCCACCCGTGGCGACCATTTACCTGCTGCCCAAAACTGGTCAGGATGTCTGGAATGTTCTTGCCGTGTACGCGGTAGTTGGTTCTCCAGAACTCGTCACCGTTGCGGTCGTCCGGAGCAGGTATGTTCGTCGTGAAGTGTTCACGTCCGCCAAGAAGCGTGAAGCCAAAGATCGCGGAAGGCCGACTCTTGACGACGCGCGACAACATAAAAACAACGGCGTCGTGTAGGCACGACATTCCGTCAAAATCGACCACGTCCACCATTGGAACGCGCCGAGTCAGAGCATCTTCGAAGTCAAGGCCTATGGTATTCACCATCGGTAGACCTTCGCGTTTTAGGGTCATCGATAGGTGCGCCACTTCCGCGGGGTTGTTGTTGATTGCCCACAGATGCTCCGGCTTGTACCCACGACGAAGATACGAGATCGTGTCGAGCGCCTCGCCTGTGTCGAGATAGGCGACTGTCCGTAGCGCCTTCGGCTTCGACAGCATCCGATCAATCGCTGACTCACGACGAGAGCGGTACAGGTGCTTACTCTGGAAGTCGTAGCTGTCCATTCACACACCCTTACTCGTCGCCGCGAACCGGGTCCGGCTCGAGCCGGTCGCCGCGGCCTGTTCTTCGGCGACGATCCCGAGCATCTTGTCGCGGAGCGCGAGCATCTCCTCGATCGAGTGGAACGTGACCGACTGGTTCTCGAACGTGATCGTTTTGGCGCCGCGACCGTCCGCGATCGCGCGCTCGAGGGCTTCGACGTCTTCCGCGGTGAATGCCATCGCCTTTACCGTCCCTTCAACCAAGATCCGCGACCGCCGCCGAGCCAGCCCTGCGTTTTCCCTGGCGTCGAACGCGACGGCGCCGCCGGAGGGTTCGTCGCCGGCTGCGTCCTCACCGTCGGCTGTACGCTCCCGGCGAACCGCTCGAGATGGATCCAGTCCGACTCCTGGAACCGATCCATCCCGACGACCGCCGCGGCCGCTCGCGCATACACCCGACAGTCGAGCACGTGGTTCTCTCTGCCCGGGATCGGTTCCCAGGTCAACTTCACGATCCCGCGCCGGGTCTGCCGTTTCACGAGATGCTCGGCGGTCAATTGCTTGAAGTAGTCCTCACCGTGCATCGGGAAGGCGCAGAACCCCGGAGGCTCCGTCGCGCCCGCCTGGCGCGCTTCGTCCGTCGGGCGCCCCAGCTTCAGCCAGCCGTAGAGCTCCGACTTCGCGATGCTCCCGACGACCGGCCACACCCGATAACCCCGCTTCAACTTCTGGCCCTTCGCGGACACGTCGACGACCGACGGCGTCCCGATGAGGACGCTCCCCGTCTCGACGCCCTTCACGGCGATGACCCGCGAAAGCGGATGCTGTCGCGCCCAGTTGTAGACGACCTGCGTGTTGAAGCCGGAATCGACCGCGAGGCGAAGGATCGGGAGCATGAGCCCGGACGCCGCCCGGTACGACCGCGCGAGGAGCGCGTTCAACTGGACCCACGGCCCCGCGTCGGACGTGTCGGCCGTGTCGCCCTCGAGAATGCCGTAGTCGACTGACCAGGACCGCTTGCCGCGCCCCCATCCGACGACCTCGTACACGAGCCGCGTCTTCTGGACGTCGACGCCGGCCGTCAGGAAGAGCACGCCCGCGGGACACGTGCCGATCTCGTACGTCTCCCGCCGGTGATAGAGGCGTTCCCATTCTGGCGCCTCGCCGCGCTCCTGCCACGTTTCGCCAAGCACCGTGTTGACGAACGTCTTGAGCTGCTCGGGTCCGCCCGCGGTCGCCTCGAGGAACTCCGCGGCGAGATGCCCCCACGTGGCATTGGGCGAGTAACTGTAGGCCGCCCAGATATGGAAGGACGCGTGCCCGGTGAAGGGTGCGTGCGCCCGCCATTCACCCGCCTCGACGATCGCTCGCTTGTCCTTGTGCTCGATGACCCCGCCGCACGATCGGCAGATGAAGTGCGCCCGATCCGGCTGTCCCTTCGGCCAGTGCATGAAATGCCCGCGAGGCTCCCCGTCTTCCGTCGTCTCGCGTCGGAACGTGAGATAGTCCATCGCGCCGCACTGCGTACAGGGCACGTAGTAGCGTCGCTGATCGCCCGCCTGGAAGAGCCGCTCGATCCGGCTCACGCCGGCGATCGTCGGCGTGCTCCCGTAAATGATCTTGCGGTCCCAATAGTATTCAGTCCGGCGGATCCCGAGCTTGATCTGATCGCCTTCCGTGCCGGCTGAGGGTGGATAGCCGTCGGTTTCATCGAACCCGACGACCTTCCGCGACACTCGGCGGAACCCGCGCGCACTGTTCGCCCCGACCATCGACAGCGACCCGCCAGGGAACAGCTTGTGGAGGATCGTGTTCTCGCCGTCCTTCGACTTCGGATCCGAGACGAGCGGGGTCAATGCCCGGCAGTCCCGCAGCATCGGCGCGATCTCTTCCTTCGAATACCCCTCCGCGTCCTCGATCGTCGGCTGGACGATCATGATCGGACACGGATCGTTGTGCATGTAGTACCC